TCCCCTTGCGATATTTGGTTATATTTTTAACCTCTACAATAGTATCGTACTTTGTTATTACTATCGGTTTATTGTCTTTCTTTGGCTCTAAAACAAGCACTAAAACCGCAATTATTAATATGGCAGTTATTATGTCCCTCATCGGTCTTGTTTGTTTTGCATTGCAATAGCTAACTTATTTATTTGTTCGCTAATATGGTCTAGCTTCTTACTCAAGGTATCATCTTGCTTTTCAACCATACTAACACGGATTTCTAGTTCTTTTAGTTTAAGACTTATCTTAACATAAATTCCGATTAGTCCAATGACAATAACTATTGCCTGACCAATAATAAATAAAGTTGCATTCATTACAATTCTTCTTCTATTTCTTTAATAAATGTGATACCCGTTGTCCAATCTTCTAGGAAACTAAAGTCTTCTAAACCTTGTGGATTAACCACAGGAATTGGTGTAAAGTCAAACTCCTTGTTGTTTAACTCCTTAACTTGTTCAGTTAATTTCTTAATAGCCTCTTTAGTAAAAGAATATTCCCCTTTCTCGTTTAAGATAAGGATATCATTCTCTTTTGTAGAAGCATTATCAAGTCTTAATTCCTCTACTTTAGCTTGGTAATCTTCGTGATGGGTTTTAACCTTTTGATAGATTTTAAATAGCTTCTTTTGAGTCTTTGTTTCCTGTGAACCAATAACCGCATTAATTGATGCGACTAGGGTGTTGAGTTGTTGATATTTCATTTGGTTGATTTTTTACAAATATATGATTAAATACTATTTGTTGGTGTAACAGGTGGAACATAATCCCCTATGATTGTAAGGTTAAGTTGGTCTTTAGATGCTGCCCAAGTATAAGCATATTCATCATTGTTTCCCCACGCTTGATAATCTGCACCTGTCATATCAATATTTCCATACGCACATACTATTTGATTTTCATCTAATAACGAATAGTATAAATTTGCATTTACAAATAAATTACCACCATTAGGTCGTAGATTTAATATTGTTGCAGTTGCCGATTTCCCATTTACCCAAGTTTGGATAGGTTCTATTTGTTTCATATTTAAGGAGTTGTTGTAAATAAGTTTATAAAATAAGTTGTTCCGTCTATTTCTATTGCCATATATCCACCTAAACCTACGGCAGTTCCTGCGTTTCTAATGCCTAGTTTAATTGCTCCTGCTCCGTAAGATGTTGTTCCTGTTTTTATTGTTGAACTAAATGTAGCTGCTCCTGCGAATAAATTTCCTACTCCTGTTGATGGAACTGAACCTATTGTTAAATCCCCATTTGCAGCTAAAATCATTTTATTAGCATAAGTACTTCCTGTTTGAGTAGTAGATTGCTGAAAACCTAAATCCCCAAAATTATAAGCATCACTAATAATTATATAACTCCTTGACGCAGCATTTGCACCATAATTAAATTTAACACTACCTCCAACTGTTGCACTTCCTACTAATAAGTTTCCATTAAATCTACTAGCATCAACTGTTGAACTAAAAGTAGCTGCTCCTGTGGATGCTATTTTTAAAGCATATATACTAGCTTGTGTACTATATAATCCAAAAATTTTATCATCTACTGCATCTGTATCAATAACAAATCCCCATTGTTGTGTTGCGTTTCTATTTTTCATATTAAGTGCAAAACCACTTGCAGCAGTTTGAAAGAAGTTACCTTGCGTTGCCGTTACACTACCTCCTACTTCTAAAGGACTTGCATTTAATAAATATTTTGTGCCGTCATAATAAAGATACTTTGAACCGCTACTACCTAAAAATATTACACCGGTAGTAGATGTTCGTGCTGCCGTTATATCTCCTATGCTTGTTATACCTGTGCTTGGACCTGTTGTTCCTGATGTAAACGTTGCACTTGTTCCACTTAAAGCACCGGTGACTGATAATGTAGAATTAAAATCTCCTGTTGAAGCATATAGCCCACCTCTTGCACCACTATTATAACCACTTCCTCTAACTGCTATTCTTAAATTATTATCTACATATCCTTGCAATACTACACCCGCTCCATCTGCTGATATATTAGTTGCCTTATCAGTAACCACATCACTAAATGTTGCAGTTGTCCCATTTAAATTTCCTGTTAAAGTTCCCCCTGCTAAAGGAAGGTAAGCACTTAAAGCACTTGTTAAAGCCAAAGTACCTGTTGCACTTGGTAAAGTATAGGTATAAGTTCCATTAGTTAAAGTAGAACCTAAAGATAATTGTCCGTTAATTTTTGCGTTCTCTTGAACATAAAAACTTTCGCTACCAGCAGAGTGGCTGCCATTATATGGTATAATAACTTGATTATATTTAAAAACTGCACTTACACCTGTACTAGCTAAAATATTAAGTTCATTAGTAGAGTGTGAATATTCAATCCCTCCATTATAACTTTGACCACCTGTTGTACCGTAAGCAAAATGCAAACTTCCATAACTATTAGAACCACTAAAAATAGTAATACCTTGATTGCCTGTTCCACTACCTACAACTAAAGGTAACCCATAAGCATTAAATCCTATTGTAGTAGTACCTATTGCCACAACAGAACCGCTATTATAAATTATACTTTCTCCTATTGTACTTGCACCTGTAAATTTAGATAGGTAGTTGGTAGTACCTGTTCCTGTTACAGGATTAGTTAATGCCGCTTGCTTATTGTTGAATGTTGTCCAATCCGCACTTGATAATGCCCCCCGATTTGTTGCACTTGCAGTTGGTACATTTAAAGTAATTACAGGAGTTGTTGTACCCGTTGCAACTGTTGAACTTAAATCCGTTCCTGTTGTTCCTATTGTTAAAGCAGCTACGCTTGTAACTGTTCCCACTCCTGCACCACCAACTAGAGCAACTGTTCCTGTTGCATTAGGGAATGTATAAGACCTTGCAGCAGTATTACCTGATGTAATAAACTTGCTTAAATATAAGTTACCATTTAACCAACTTAAATCCCCAAGACTATCTGCAAATAAAGACACCTCATTAGCCGATGCGGTTGCACTTGCTGATTGATGCTTTAATCCTAAATGACCATTACCTGCCGTTCCCTTAATATGTAAAGATTGAGCATTCAATTTAAACGCACCTAAATCAACATCTTGAGTTGCTCCTGTGTAGGGAACATAGCCTGTTAATGCTGAACCATAGTTAGGGATATTTAAAGTCGCACCTACTAATGTACTTGCTCCGCTTGTTCCTGTTGTGGTTAGCGTTATAGCGTTTTGCTTATTGTTAAAAGTTGTGAAATCCGCAGAAGCCAAATATCCGTTAACTGAAGTTGTCGCAGCAGGTATTGATATTGTATTTGTAGTTCTTACTAAAGGACTAGAAAAAGTTAAAACACTTTCTTTGCCATTAAATGTTGCCCAATCAGTTGAAGATAATAATCCATTTTGTGAAGTCGTTGCAGTTGCAATAGCTAGGGTAATTGTTCCGCTTGTCGTTATTGGTGATGAACCAATTGTAACTCCGCTTGTTGCAGAAGATAAGCCAACACTCGTAACTGTACCCACCGCACCGCTTGACCTTTGCCAAATAGAACCTGAATAAATTACATAATCACCGATTGCAAAAGTAATAGCACCTGCTCCAAAGTTTACACTTCCTGCTGCACTACAAATATAAACATCACCTGTGTCTCCTGTTCCATTTGCTAATGTTGGTGTATTTGTTGCTGCTGACCATAAACCTTTGTACTCCATTATTGATGAAGGTAATTGAGCAATAGGAACTTTACCTGCTGAATCTAAACTTGCATAGCCATTAGCTACTCCCTTTGCACTTAATAACTGATAAGTATTTAAAACCGCTTGACTTGGGAAAGTTTCTACATAAGCAGAGCCTGACCACAAATAAAGTTTCTGTGTATCCTTTGCACAATAAATTGTGTTTAATGTACCACTTGCAGGGAACGCAGCTAGGTTAGCATAAAAGTCAACTGCACCTGCGAATATAGCTGCTATCTGTGATAGCGTTACTTTCTTTGATACCCCTGTTGATGGGTCTCCTATAATAGTTAAATCTGTTGATAGGGGTGCTACATTTGTAGCTAACTGATTTATTTTTTTAGATTCCATTTTAAGGTATTTGACAAGTGTCGTTTAATGAAGATAATGTTAATGAAAAATCTATTTTAATACCTGCTAAATAATCAGGGTCGCTTTCTGTATAAAAGGTTATTGGCATATTATCACTTGCTATCCAATTATAAATAGGGTCTCTTAATTCAGCAACCATATCCTGACCTACTAAAGTCATATCACTTAAAACCTCTGTTTCGTTTGTTTCTTCCATTAGCATTCTATCCATTACATAGATAGAGAAATTGTATTGTATTTGCTTTGCTAATATTTGTGCATCAGTTAAAGTAAAAAACATAGCAGGGTAAGTTACCTCACCATTGCTTAATCGTTCCCAAACATCACCGAAATAAACAAATTTAATTTGCTCGTGATTGTTTCCGAATGTTGTTATTTGATTTACTATTTGATTCAGTGTTAATGCCATTCTTTTTTGTTTTTTCTAAATAAACTTTTAGCTTATTTTGATTCTTAATGTTCGCTTCTTTGCTCATATTAGCATCCTATTTTACCTTGATACTTTTCAGCTAGGTTTTTATTCTCATAAACATTATCATCCTCTAAATATAAAGATGTAGTGTATCCTTCTAAATCAGGTATTATGGTATCTATACCACTTGTAAAGTTTAAATATTCAGGAAACAAAGTATTATTTTGTCTTAAATATTTAATTACTCTTTGCTTGTAAAATTCTGCTCGTGTTCTATATCTGTTTGCTACATCAATCATATCTTGCATTGATGGGTTCTCTGTGTTATCACCTGACTTTCTTAATAGACCTTTGTTATAAAACTGATATGATAACCCCATAGGTAATTCACTCATAACATAATAAATCAAACAATCAGCTATGTAATTATTTAAAAGTATTACTTCATTAGCGGTTAAATTAGATGCAGTTATTCCTGCTTGTAATCTATTATAAAGTGTGCTACCCAAAGTAGGAAGTATATACATATCCTGTGCAGTCTTTATTTCAGGCAATACTAGCTTCTCATCTACATTAGCGTGTAATCCTGTTCTATCTTTTATACCTTGTACAGATATGAATAATGTATTTAATGACATTTCTTATTTTTTTCTTGTTACTACATTTGTTTTCCACTCGTGGCGACAGGATTCACTTATTGTTCCATTATCATTCCACCATCCGCCCCTTCTATCCCAAACTGAATATCCTAATCTTGCACTCATAGATTCAATATCACTTCTGCTATATAGTTTGTTAGCACCTAGTAAAGCCTTGCAAAAAGGTCTGCTATTAGTTATATCACTATTATTAAATCCTGCAATCCAATCATAAGAATAGCGAACTAAAATTTCAGTTGTTTGTGGCTTTGTTTCACCAACTGCCTTGCTCAATGGTTGTGTTAACTCCCTTGAAATTATAATGTTACTATTTATTCCCTTACCTATTTTAGTTTCAGTAGTCTTTAATATCTTTCTGTCTTCTAAATCCTTTATAACTGTATTAATAGTTTCTACACTTTCATCTAAAACCTCTGCTAATACTTCAGGTGTAATATCCTTTTGTTTAGCTATTTGGTCTAATATGTCTGATTCTAATTGATTAACATCAGCAAACATATAAAAGTCTGCTTCATCACTAAAACGCTTTTTAGACTTCCAAATGTTATAACTTTCTTTTGTTTCACCAAACTCAAAGAATACTCCAAAATCTTGTTCAGCAAATTGTGCATCTAGTTCTTCCGAACCTAGCCAAGTATTAACTTCTTCATCACTTAACGCATATCCTGTTTTAAGCATTGCTCCTGCTTGTTCTCTGTTAATCTTACCTTTAGTGTACTCACGAATTATACGCTGCATATTTTGCCACTCACGACCTTTTAAACCTTTAATATGTTCGTTAACAGATAAGGTTTGTGCAGGTACACTTGCATCTTGTACAGGTGCATATTTAGTCATATCAATACCTATCTTTTCTAATACCCATTCTTTAGGAGCAACTTGAACTATTGTTGCTTCACTAAATTCTATTCCTATTGGTTCTGTTGGTATAATTTTAATCTCACTTGTAACACCTTTTAATTTAGCTAACATATTAAATACACTTTCTAGGTGCATCTGTTTAGCATTAACATAAGTGTTTTTAAATATCTCGTAACCATCACGCATCTCTGTTCTGCTTCCTAACTTACCTGCTTCTGCAATACCCATAATGGATGGAGTAGTAACCTGATGCCCACTAAATATATTAGTTTGTATCAAAGCATCTACTCTGCCAAAATCTTCTTTGGTTAAATCACTCGTTCCTAAATCATCTACGACAGGCTTCCTAGATATGTCATTAACAAAAGCAATCATATACTTTTTGCCATCTGCACCGCTATAAGTCTTGCGTAATCTATTATCTACATTTCTTTTTTCTTCATCATTAGGCTCACCATTTGGTAAGGTAATAAGTTTACTAGCAGAAAACCCTGTTTGTGCATTACCTAAAATATGTTTAGAAACTTCAATGTCTGATTCAATATAATTTAATGCAGCAAAATAACTAGGCAATCCATAGATTCCTATATTTGGTCTATACTCTTTTACATACAAAATTTGTTTGCCTGTTGGTAGTTTAGGATTAAATGCAGCAATAACATCAGGTTTAACTTTGTTATCCTTCCAATCCTCTTTATACCAATACTGCGTATTATCTTTATTCGTGCGTATCTTAACATAATCACAATGCCAAATCTCTGCAAGGTTACCTGCTAAATCCCAAATAACTTCCATATAAGCACCGCCAAATATCTCAATATCTAAAGATACCTTTCTTGTTAAATCATTTAAAGATTCAACTCTATTTGCGTAATCAATAAAGCCTTGTGCATCTGCCTCACCACTCCAACCATTTCCTGTAATGTAGTGTACTTTACTTTTAATAATAGCACTATGCTTTGATGACTTGTTGTATAAGTCAACTATATATTCAGGGTAATCATTATTTTCCCCATATTTAATGTAGCCGCCATCAATACCTTTCTTCTCTTTGAATTCAGGCTGCCTAGCTTCTGCGAATGTTAATACTCTTAAATCTATCATTGTCTAATTGTATAAGTGTCTGTTGTTGTGTATTCTGTAAATGATATAGTAGTACCTGAAAGCCACATAATCCCTGTTTCTAGCTTGTTTAAGCCACTTGGATTTGTGTTTGAAGTACTTGCTTGTTCATATATCTCGTATGTGTATTGCCCTTCTAAAGCGGTGCTAAAATTAGTATTAGTTACAATGCTAAATTCATTATATCTATCTTTATATAAACTTGTATCTGTTGCGTTTAATTTAACAAAACTTACTACTACATTGCTACTTCTGTTAGTAAACACAAATAAATAGTTTGGGTTAGTCAATAACTGCTTTTCAGTTAATGTTAACACAATAGTATTTGTTTCCCCTTTTGTCAAATGTATCATTACTAATATATAGGGAAATTGTCAATGTTTGCAAAAACATAAAATGATAGTAAAATTTGACATAATCTGTAATAAAGTAATGCCAAATTCGGTAGTATTGTTACCTAAATATATAAAAATGTAAACTGTTCAAGTTTTGATAGTGTTCACGAATCTTGAACAATGCTAATAAGTGAACAGATTACTTTACTCAATGGAGTGAGTAGTTTTACTCAAAGTAAAATAGTAAAGCTATTATTTTACTTTATCAATCAAAAGGTAAATATATAACTTGACAAATGAGTCGCAAATGATTGATAATCGGCTCAAAGATGATTGACAAATGCACATCATAAAGTGCAATTAATGACTCATATTGCCATCATTAGTGTCATTTAAGACACATTATGGTGGATGTTTTAATTATATCCTTTTGCGTATAAATACGAATAAATACGAATATTTATATCAAATAACATATAATAAAAAACCCCCACCTAGAGAACTAGGCAGGGGAACTAACTATGAAAAACTACAAACCTAACCTGCAGTTGTAAGAGCAGCAGCAACTGCACTATTTACTTCAGGACATAAACTAGGTTCAGCACCTGTAAATGTTAAAGTATATCCGCTTCTGTCTCCTTCAGCAGTACCTGTTGCGGCACTACCTGCAGTTAAATCTATTGCCCTTGTTTTACCTACATACCAAAACTTACCATTGTTGTCTTTAGCAACTGCGACAAGTCTATTTTGTGCCAATAACAAGATTTCATTTCTTGTATTTGCTTGTAATTTATTTAAAATTATTGTCAATTCAGGAGTATAAAATAAAGTACCATTCTGAACATTTGATGCTATATTCTCTGTAAGCATTGAAGTTCCTTTGGTTAACTCATATTTATAGAACCTCTTACCTGTTGCTTTAACTAATGCAGTAATTACACCACTAGCTTCGGTTGTAGAAGTTACATCTGAACTTGCAATAAAATAAACCTCCGTAATTCCACCTAAAGAATCACGACAATCTAGGGTATATCCCTGTGTTAATGCACACGCCATTTTTGTTTATTTTATCTTATTAAAAAATGGGGGGATATTTCACCCCCCTTATAATTAAATTGCTACTTTAACGATTTCATCAGGGAAAGCCACATTCACACCCATTTTGAACTCTGCTGCAAAACGAACTTCATCAGCCTCTTTTGCGAAGAAAATTTCAAACTTTTCTTCTTCGTTCAATAAATCTGTACCCAAGAACAAGTTGCTTAAACGCATTGCGTAAACATCATTTGTAGAGTTTAAACCTTGTAAAGCTACTACTTTAATAGAAGTACCCGGAAGTGTAAATTCAGCATCTGCTTTACCATCAAAAGCATAATTGAACATATTAGCGTTCTTTAATGCAATTGTGTAAGTTCTGAAAGTATCCATACCACAAACAATAACCATATCTTCAGCAGCTACTACTTTAGCAGGGATTGCTTTGTAGATACCATCAAATAAGCTAATAACATTAGCTGAAGTAATAGAACTTAAAGGAGCACCTGAAATGTATCCTGATACGTTAGCATCAACAACACCACTTGCAGCACCTATTAATTTGATGAAACCATCAAACTTATTCAAGTTACCATTAGCAGAAGCAGTATCACCTTGCCATAAAGCAGTCTCTAATTGAGAAGCAATTGTTTTAGCTTTTCTATCAGAATAGTCTTGCTCAAAAGGAATTGAATCATATTGGCTACCTGTTGGCAAAGCCTTTTGTAAGTATTTAGCTTCTAAAGATTTAGGGCATAATGCTTCTTGTACTTTGATTTTACCTACAGTTACAGTTCTTTGAGTGAAAGAAGTTGTACCTGATGCGTTCCATCCGCAAGTACCACCTGCTTGAAAGAAAGCATCTGTATCCATAATGTTGATAGTCTCTGCTGATTTAACACCGACCATAACATTACCTGCACTTTTAATAAGGGCAGCAGTTTTTGCACCTAATACAGATGAAGTCACTAATTGTGCTTCGTTTTCTTTTGTATAGTTGCTTAATGTACTAATTGAAAATGACATTTTTTATAAATTTATTTGTTTAAAATTGCGTTTCTATATTTCTCTAATCTTTCATATTTAGTATCATTTGTAGATACATATGATTGAAAAGCGTTTGCTGCTTTTTGAGTTGGTTCAGCAGTTGGAGTGTTTGAAAGTGCTTCTACTAATTCAGCTACTTGTGCAAAACCTTGTTTTACTTTACTCTCTAATTCAGCAATTTTTGTTTCTAATTGACTTTTTTGCTCTGCGAAATCTGCTTTTAATTCAGCTACCATTGCAGTAGTATCTTGTGCAGGTGCAACAGGTGCTGCAGGTGCTACAGGTTCTTCAACAACAACATCTTCTTTAGGTGATGCTATTTCAATTATTGTTCCTGTTTCATCAACTTGGATAGAAGTGCCATCCATTAATTGATGTTCGCCTTGTGGAGCAGGAGTGCCATCAGCCATCTCTACTTTACCACCGATTTCCAAAGCGGAAATCATAACCTTTGTGCCATCAGCCAAAGAATATTCAGCCATTTCTACCTTTGTAACTTCTTCAGTAACAGGTGCTTGTGGCTCAACAACTTGTGGCATATCTTCAAATAAGGCTCTTATTTGTTGTAATGCTTCTTTTGGGTTCATCTTTATTTTTCTTTAAATGTTAATAAAACATATAGTTTATCACTTAACCGTTCATCCCTAATATTTACCGTTCATCAAATTAATCAAAAAAAGTGGGGCAAATGTTTGGAATGTGTTTAAAACCTGTGTACTTTTACTATGTCATTGAGAGACACCAAAAACAAACACTATGAAACACAAAACACTCCCTGCTCCAATTGAAGTTAAGTTATTCCTTACTTTAATTATTTCAGCTATTGCTTCAGTTTTAATTCAATTTTTAATCAAATAAAATAAACACTATGGAAAAGACAATTTCAATTGAACTAGGTTATTATGGTCATCAAGCCGAATTATTTCAAGAATTATTTAAAGAGTATTCAAAAGAACCAAATCAGTATGGAACTTTTTTAGAGTTTGCAAACATTACTGATAGAGCAGTAAATATGGGAGTTATAGCCTATACTAATGCTTTTGAAAATGAAACTCATTTTAATCAAGTTTTAATGAGAAAATTAAAATGGTTCTTTATTGGTGAGAAAATTAAAAATTCTGAATTATATAAACAAATTATCTAAATTATAAAAACTAAAAACTATGAAAAATTTAATTGAAAAGTATGAAAGTCTAGGTTATGTACTAACCGTTAAAGAAGAATTAAACATTGCCCTGTGTATGAAAGCTAAAAGTAAAGCTAGATTCCCTAAAGCATTATTTAATTACAGGTTCAAAAGTCCTGAAAGAATGGCTGAATATTGTTCTGAATGGATTGAAAGAGTTGAAAAGAATATTAATAGTGAAAATGAAAGAAAGGCTATTAAGAAGGAAGCACAAAAGAATATGAACCACAATTATGTAGAAGGTTCAATCATTTACAATTCTTGGGGATATGACCAAACTAATATTGACTTCTATCAAATCGTAGAAGTTAAAGCAAAGTCAGTAATTTTGAGAGCAATTGCTAGTAGTTATATTAAAGGTTCTGAAGGTTTTATGTCTGCAAATGTTAAGCCTATTAAAGATTATTTTGTAGGTGAACCGATTCTTAAAAAAATCGTAACTTCAGTTAATTATAGCGGAAACATAAGTTATCACATATCAGCAAAACACGGTTGTTTCTGCAATTTCATTGAAAGCAAAGAAGAAAAAGGAGTTTACTCTAGTTGGTATGCTTAATTAAATATGAATAAAATAAAATATAACTCACTTGCCCTTGCTGCTGAATACCACAAGTATCAGCAGTATGGGGTTAAACCTTATCTATACCATTTATTAGATGTATGGTTTGAAGCAGAAAGATTTTGTAATCAAAATAATATCAAAGGTATAAAAATGGATATAATCCTTTCTGTATGTGCATTGCACGATATATTAGAAGATACTACATTATATGAAAGTAAACTTAAACAGATAAGTAATAAAGTTTATAGTAATGTAAAACTGCTTACTAAAAAACCGCCATTAGATAAATACTATATAGAAATATCTAAAAGTGAAATAGCTTCAATAGTAAAACTATCTGATAGGATATGTAATGTCAGGGAATGTATAAGAAATAGAAACTACCACAAATTAAAAAAGTATATATCTGAATCAAATAAATTCAAGATTATATACTCTAAAATTAATAAACCATTATCTAATAAATTAGAAATGCTTTATTTAAAAGGTAGATTAATTAGTACTTTTCGTATTCTGCTTTACTAATCATTTTCCCTTCTAACCACGCATCAACCAATTTGTTTGGCTTACCTACCACCAAATAAGGTTTACCACCTTTTTGCTTGGCTTCATAGCCACCTTTGAGAAGATTTTTAAACGCAGTTTCTTCAAAAGAATTCTCAAAGAAAACTTGTTTTCCACTAACAATTTCTTCTAGTAAGTTCTCATTTCTCATATACACAATTTACTAATTTTATTTTATATTACAAAAATTTACTGTAATATTTTTTAGATTCTTTTTCTATTTGACTTCTTTGTTTAACATCCTTTACATTATCTAAATTACGATATTTTTCGTATAGGTCGTGACCCTTACCACCTTCTACACCTACTTGTTTAGCAATTTCATTATATTTCTTTTCACCTAGTATTAATTTAGCATTTTCAGGCTTTTCTTTGGCATAAATCATTTTAGGTGTATTTACCTGTATTTCTGCAGTTAAGCCATTAGATGTCTTTATATTGACCAAATTACCACTATATCCCAATGGATTAGATTCGTGGGTTTGAGTTTTAACTCTACCATTACCATTAGCTACTCTAGGGTCATTGCTTAAATCTTTAATAATATTTTGCATTGCAATTGGGTCATCGGTAATTATAGTATTTCTAACTGCATCTTTTATATTACCTAAATTACCACCTTCTTCTGTATTTGTTTTTCTTACAATAGAATCTGCTGATTTCATATTAATAGGAGTAACAACTGCACCATATTTATTTGCTAAATCTTTGCCTAATTTATCCACTTCAGGTGCTGCTGCCTGTGCTTTAGAAACTAAATCTTTTACTTCTTTATCTTGTACGGATACAATTTTTACTGAACCTGTTGATTCTTTACTACCACCGCCTTCAGGTCTCCTACCACTTCCCGGTCCACCTAATTCTACTTCATTTAATATTTTATATATCTCACTCATTACCTGTTGTTCTTTAGGTATCTTTGGAGTATAGTTAAATATACCTTCAATAGAGAATCCATTAATCTTACCTTCCTTAACTTGCTGCCATACTGCATCATTTTCTACTAGCATAGATACAAACCAACTTCCATCAGGTGCATCTTCAAATCCTTTCATTGGTTCAATTCCCCTAGACTTATCACTAATAAAACTTTCAAACATTGTTACTCCTGTTTCAATTTGATTAGGGTCGTGCATTAAGTTTACATTGTTTTGGTAACCCTTTTTAAAGTACTTTTGTACAATCTTAACAATAGTATCCTTTGAGAATGCCACATAATAATCACCGAAATTAGCATCACTTCTAAAAATAGGAGTGTCAGCCAACATAGCACAACCACTAATGATGTGCTTATCTTCACTAATGATTTGAAACTTTTGTTCATTTTTAAAAGCATTCCAATTCTTTTGAATAGCAGGTCTATCAACTAAAGCGACAAACTGAACTTCAGCATCATCGTTTAAGTCATCTGATATTTCCAACATATATAATGGTAATTCCATACTCATAAATATCTAATTTTAAAATATTAACTAAATCTTGCTCTCTGTCTTATTGCAGCTATTCTTTGTTGGTTGCTAGTTACATCACTCTCAATTACATATGCTCTTACTGCTTGATTGCCTATATCGTTAATTGATTGTTGATTTAATTGCGTTACCTGTGCAGTTGGTATTTGTGGCATCATAGGTGCTTGTCCTGACATTGAAGGTATACCACCACCTGCTCCACCACCTTTAGGAACATTTACTGATGATATTTGTTTTACCCTAGCTATACCTGCTAATACTGCAGGTGCTGCCATTAAATAAGGATATGCAGGATTTGCAATAGATATAGGGTTTTTAGCTGCTTGTTTGAATATTGTTGATGCACTTAAGTATGTATCAATTGTAGCAGAAGAAATAGCTATGGCTTTACCTACTGCAGTTTCTTGACCTATAATACTAGATAAACCTGCAGTAATATCTGCAATAGCATTAGCTGAATCTTCTTTATATTTAACCTTTTCATCTTCTAATATTTTTGCAGCATCAGCATTAGCTTTGTCTAATTCATACCCTTTTTGTATTGATTCAGTTTTAGCTATTAAAAACTTACCTAATACACTTTTTTGGTTTTCTTCTATTTGGTCTTGTTCATTTTTTTCATCTTCTTTTTGTTGTTCCTTTTGCCCTTCTTTTAATTTTTTATTATCTATATATTCTTGCTTACCTAACTTTTCTCTAATCTTTTTTAATACTTCATATTTTTCAATTTCACCATCATAAGCAATTTTTATTTCAGATTCTACTCTTTCAAGTTCTGCTTGTATAGCAGCGTTTTCTTTATCATTATAATAATTAGTTTCTAAAATTTTTAATTCAGAATATAAATCTGCTTTCTTTTGCAATTCTTCATCACTAGAACCTTTTATTAAACTTATTTGTTTTTCAATTCTATCTTTTTTGAGTTTATATATTTCATCTTCTTTACCACCTTGTGCTTCTAATTCTTTAATTGCCCTGTCTAATGATTTAATATAAGCATTAGTTCCTTTAGTTAAATCTTCTGTATCTCTTTTGGCTTGACTTGTTATACCTGCCCAATCAGTAATACCTTGAATAATACCTTTTATTTTATTACCAAATTCAGCTAGTGATGGGAATAGATTAAGTAAAGTTGTTTTAACTTGTTCAAAATTAGCAATTAATAAACCTAATCCAACTGCTAATGCACCTACACCTGTTGCAATTATTGCACCTCTTAATGTACTAAATGCACCAACTACCTGTGTCCTAATAACTGTACCTAAATTTTTAAAAGCATCTACACTTTCTCCAACTGCTTGTAATCCTTGAGACAAAGCCATTGCTGACTGAACCTTTAATAAAGTCTTTTGTACATTCTCACTTTCAGAACCAAACAAAGCCATTGCACCTTGAACTGCACCAAATCCACCTGCAACACCTGATAAAGATGCAGTTAATGCTTTAAACTTTGCATCAGGATTAAAAGCATCTGTTAATGCTTTTGCATCACCTATCCTATCTCTTAACTCTGCTGCCTTCTTTGCTGCGTTTACTGCTTCTTTTGAAGTAGCACCAAACTTTTCAGATAATGATAATACTTCATTCTGTGCTTCACGAAGTTGCTTTTTAAGTGAACCTATTGAACCTTCAGCACCTGAAGTTTTCACATTAATATTAAAATCTAAATTTTCTTGTGCCATTAGTATGTTGTTTCAATTACTTTTAATAAACTTATTTTGGTAGTGTTGTATTCCATTGGATTAAATCCATCAACTTTATTTAACCTGAATAGTACACCATCTATCCAAATATATTTGCTAAAGTCTAAATTCAATATATCAATTGTATTAAGCAAAGCAGAACAAGTTAATAGTTTACTATTCTTGTCTGTAATCTCGGCTATGTAATCACTATGATATGCGTTAAATAGATTTGTAGTTGGGTATGTTGTTGGAGTAAATGATAACTCTTTAGGTACTCCAAAGTTAATATCGTTATTAGGTGTATTAGGGTCATCTAAATGACCTGCATAACCATAAGTTGTTTGACTACTTAATACAGTAGCTGCATTCATTATGTTCCAACTTGCTACACCTGTTTTCTTTTTAACTTGCATAATCCTTATAACACTATCCATAACATCCTCTTTTGTATTGTTGTTAGATAATTTATAAATAGCAGGATATATTTTATCAGTTCCTGTTTGTTGGAATAAAACGCTAGGTGCAAATATTATATCTGTTGTTTCTGTATCTTTTGCAAAGTCAAACTCTGTATCATAAATCCTATCTGCGTATCCTTCAGTATATTTCTTCGTGTAGTTTTCATTATAAAAATCGTTATCTGTCTTATATTTATATTGAAAGTATCTCGCATTAAGTTCACTCATTGGCTTTATACTTAATGGCTTTGACCTATCTATTTTATTAGACCAATCATCTGCGTTATCACTAACTGAAGGATAGAAATTTATATAAGGTTTTATTAATATCTTTTTATCATCCCACTTATCATCATAAACATATAAGTTAAACATCTTACATATACTCAAAAAGAAATCTCTTTGAAAGATACCTTTAGGAATTACATTATTAATTTTTATAGTTTCTCCATAATTAATAGGAACTATTTCTACTGAAGTAGTTGTAATATTAAATCCTGAAGAACTTAAACTATTAAACTCATAAGGTTGACTTCCTAATGACCAAGTAATATGCAATTGAAAATAATCAGTTGGATTAATTGTTACACCTGTTAAATTAAAGTTTACTTGGAAAAAATTACCACTAAATCCGCTACCCATACTATAAGAAGCAATAGCAGTTCCATTTTTCTTTAAAGACATTGTAGCATTTTGACCTATTGCCCATTCTGCGTTTACATTAAAATCTATATTAACTACTTTTGAAGTAGCACCTGCAAAAGTAAATTTAGTATTACTTTCTGTTAAAGTAAAATTACCTAATGTAAATGTTCCAAATTGCAAATATAATTCAACTGCAGTTCCACTATATACTTGGTCTAATGGATATGCTTTTAATTGAACATTACTTGAACTAGATAAAACCTTTTGATTATGTGGTATTATAAGTCTATTAAATAAATTTAAATCAGGTGATTCTAAATCTAAATCATATGTGTAATCTGTTGCTGCAAATATTTTATCTATATATTCTTTAACAAATAAAGCAGGTCTAAATGTGCTTACTTGAAAATCCTTTTTTAAAACACCATAAGTTCCTGTGCTAACATTACCAAAGTCAATCAATGGATAATAATATCCTACCCCTGTTATGCTATTCCAACTGCTTGTAATATTTGAAACATTATAAGTATGGTCGTATGCACTAAAATCTAAATCCTCTAGTCTTGAATTTCCTAATGCAGTTATAAATCCGCCTAACTCACCAAACACAGAACATTGATATTCTATTATTTTACCATCAACAACTATTTCAAGTATTCTTAATGTGCCTTTAAATATCTGTACCTTGTCAATAAATATCTTGCATTGTGCTCCCTTACTTGCATTGAAGTTATAGTTAACATTAGGTAAGGTATTATCAAAAAAGTTAGCATTACCCAAGTCAAATACAAAGCCAAAGATTTGATTATTTATAGCAGTACCTGATAATGATATTGTTTTGCTAAAGGAAGTATTTTTACTACCAAAGTCTGTAATATCATCAATGGCATAAGTAAACTCTGTACTTATATCTTGCAATAAATCTAGCTTATAATCTTCTACATATATCTCTGTACTAATCATTATCTAAATTGGCTTGTTAAATATTTACCTACTTCTATGTCAATTTCAAAGTTAAATAACTTATCACTACTTTCTAACTTGTACTCATAATTTGTGCTGCTAATTGTAACAGGGAAGTATGCACCTTGCACTTCCATATATGTAATAGTACTTGCAAATAGTTGTGCTAACCATTCGTAGTCTTGTTGGCTCACCCAATCAGATATAAGATGAAACTTATCCTTGTGCTGAATAGCATAGTTTAAAGTTGTTTCGTTATACTTGTTATAGCTATCTATGTTAGTCATAGTGTTTCCACTTAACTGCCAATCATTTCTTCTATATGATGCTCGTTGTAATTCTGTACTTCGTTTATTAACCAAAGCAAACTTCATAGTATCCCAACCGCCTAAACGATTAAGAAAATGAAGATTGTATTGTTGATATTTAGGATAACACTTTTGTATAAATTGTAACTTCCTAGATATTGCCACACCTCTTTTTAAATAAACATTATACCCATAAGTAGATTCACTAATTAAAGTTCTACCTGCAAAAGTATTTATATGACCTGCCTGTAAATTAAATAAGTTCATTTCACCACTAAATGTAATGCCACCACTTGCAGTATCTATTACAGACCCTGATTCATTTATAACATCAATGAAAGCCGAATAAGAACCTGCAGTAATCTTAAAATAAGTTGCATAAAAATTATCCCCATATTCAATCGTAATATTGTCATTGTCTCTTTCCGTAATCCAATCATCTGTAAAGTTTTCTATTAATAAATTGTCATAATAATCAGACAATACTAATGGGGTATTATTATTAGTAAATAGAATATCTGCAAATAATGGTGGATAGTAATTATAAGAACTTAATGCACCTGATGCAAGGTTTAAACTTGTAACTAAATTACCACCGCTTATATACTCCTCACCTATTTTTATTTGTGATGCTACTTTTATCTTGTCATTTGATGCTACTAATATTGATGAACCTGAAGGCTCAAAGTAATTTGTTACATAAGAACGAACCATTGGAGATGCGTTAAATATTCCATATCTACCTTCTGCTGAAGGTGATGGATATACTTTTGTCCTACTTACCTGTGCTCCGTTTACATAAACATCATACACGAATTTAAATGCTAGTTCGCCTACTTTAGTTGAACTTGAAACGAACCATAAGTCATCGTGCATACTGCTATAAGGTGCAGGACTACTTTGTATTGTTATTGCCATTGCTTATTTCTTTACCTATTTGTTTTATCTTAATTTGAATGTCTTTACCTAATGCTGCTTCCATTATCTCATAGAAGTTCTTACCAAATGTTTCCTTTGCAGCATTATCAAAATAATGTGTTGACCTAATACCTTTTCTATGAATAGACCTAGCTATTACATAAGCCAATGACTTTTTAGTATCTATTGCCTTTGATTCTACTCCTAGTTTTCTATATGGTTTTACAGATACTGCCTTTAGTTTGTTATAACCTAACCAACCTTCTACTGCTGAAATTGGGATGCTCTTTTTTGATGGGTTAAATTTATAAGGGGTTTTGCTATCTGCATTAATGTTTTTAGTTCCTTTTACCCCTTTGTTTACAAAGTCAAAATACTTTGAAGCAGGTTCACTTTTTGGGTAACCTAATGATAATGTATAACTTGTATTAAACTTTGTGAACTGCAGCCTTATATCGTTAATCTTACCTGATGCTATTGAGTTATTATCCCTTAAATTCTTTTGAGCAGTTAGTATGAAGTCAGCACCAAAGTCTTTTAATAATCGTTCAATCACAGGCAATTCTCCTTCCTTCATACGCTGCTCACCTATCGTATTTAGGAATCCATCTGCTATTGCTTGTGCTTGTGCTCTGCTAATGCTCATACCAATAAATAGGACAAAGGTATAAAAATAACTAACCCCACCTTTTTAGGGATGGGGTCATTAACCAAAAACTAAAAAACTATCTAACCTTCTTTATTTGCTCATTGTCATAATCTGTCTTTGCTTTTAGATAAGACAGGATATTAAGACATTCTATTGTTGTGAGTTCATACGCTTCCGTAACTGTGCAATTTTCGTACTCGGCAATAAGTTTGGTACTATATTGCCATCCAAAATACTCAATAAACTTACTACCACCTCTGTCGCTTCTTGCTCCTTCATCCCTGCCTTTGTCAATTTGTTCGCCATATAATCCTGCGAAACTTCTATCCAATTTCTGTATACTTGATAAAAAAAAACCAATGAATGATAAACATCTATAAACTTTGCTTCTAACATATCATTGGCATATTCCTGATGGCTACTCGCATCGTATGGTAAGTCAACCCAAAATCCTAGCTTTTTCTTTTGTGGAATGACCATTGTCGCTGCTAACTTGTGAAGGTTGCCATATAAATCCTGACTAAATACCTTGCTCTCAATATATCTAGCGAATGGCATCTTACTGACATCATAGTTTATTCTATACCTTTTGCTATTAGAAGTGCGTATATACTTCACAGGCTTCCCATTAATAGGCTCATTTAAGAAAGCAATACTTTTACTCAACTTCGCATATTCATCCAAAGGAAGGCTATCTACCTGCATTTCTGTAAGGTTATTGACTATTGCCACTAATCGTACATTTATGTCTAGGTCAGTATCATTCTTATCCTTTGAGTTAAGAACATTATAAATCTGTTGGTATTGCCAAACGCTTATTTTTTGCCACATAGTTAAAATATATTATCGTGTTCGTTATCATCTAGGTCAATGCTAGTATCTTCATCAAGCAATTTATAACCTATCCATAGCCATATCAAAGCTACAACAATTAATCCAATAAGTATTTCCATTTGTTTGTTTTTAAAATATCCCTGCCCCCATTGGGATAACCCACTAACGATTATTAATTTAATTAAGCAGGGATAGTAAGTTTAAATATTTTGTAGGTATGCAGTTATTAAGAATGCAAAGATAAGGATAATTACTGCTTCTGTATTGTGGTTTTTCTGTTTCATAAAATTAATGATTATAATATTTAGATGCAAACATTCCTATCTTTCTATTTTTAATTGATTTATTATAGGCTTCTTCTTTTGCTTGTTGCTCTGAATAACCTGACTTCATCATAAAATCAAAGTAAATTTTAAATTGATTCCATTCGTTTTCAGTTAAGTTTTTCATATTGATTCCTTGTTGCATTGGCTTTTTCATATTGTTTGTTTTTGGTTTTTAAAATTGTGCGTTGGTCAGCCGCACCCCTGACTTCGGGGGTTAGTATTTAGAAATTATAATCATAGTGCATATAAGGTTTTTCAGTCATTCCCCATCTTCCTTTACCCCAACCTTTGCTTGATAAATGTATTCTTTTTACACCTGCATTTTCATTGCTAGAATATTCATATGCTTGATTGTAATTATCAGAGCAATGAGCAGAAAAACCACCAATATGAAATTCTTTTGGAAATACAGTTTGTTTAGCATTCAATGCTCTAACTTCAACTACAGTAGGACTAACTTGTCTTACAACTTCATAAGCCGCTACATCAGAATACATATAATAACTAATGTACTTTTTAACAGGATACTTTAATTTTGGTCTAGCATCTAAATACTTCTTTAATCTTTTTTCTGCATTTCTGATAAATTCACGAACTTCAGAAACTTCAGCTAAAGTACATTTGCTACCTGCTTCATAAAATTCACCTGAATTAATTAATCCCTTTCTAAATTTGTTTTCCGCTTGTAAAAATTGATTGTTCATAGTTTGTTTGTTTTTGATACAGCGAAGATATATAAACTTATATACTACTTCCAAACATATTGCCAACTATTTTTAAACTTTGTGATGAACGGTAATTATCAAGGATAAGCGGTAAATTACATAAAAGTATACCTGCCATTACCCCTTTTGATGCTGAAATTGTTCCACGCTAAAGCCAAAGCCATAACGCAGTCATCGTGAAATCCGCTAGGTGCAGAGTACTTAACCCCATTTGCAGTGAACTGATATTCAAATACTTCTAGTTCTTTTACTATTACTCCATCAGGGAATCCTATTCTACCCTGTTGTATTGCATTTGCTAACCCTTCCATAATCTGTTGCTTACTTGAACTCGTAAACTTTAACCCATCAATGGCTATTCCCTCCCTTTGTAAATCTTCTAGGATAGGGTCACCTACACCTGTGCTATCTACTAATATAGGACATCTAGGCAGCCTTTTAATATTCTCTTTGGTGTTATGCCAATCCATTTGGTAGCGGTCAAAATAAGCCACATTACCTGCATTATCTAATCCTATGACTACTGTATGGTCAACTGACTTTGCAAGGTCAATGCCAAATGTAACTACAGGTTGGTTGCTCATAGGTTTAATACAATTCTCAATGAATTTGTTACCAAATGGGTTCGCACTATTCTCACTAGGATTCGCCATATATTCCTGCTCAAATACTACATTCGGCAGTTGCATCATTGCTTCATCTATTTCCATTGGGTCTATGAATGGATTATCATAGCTAGTAAACTTAAATGATGCCCAATCATTTTCACCTGCCTTCATAAAAAGACTATAGAAATAATTCTTACCTCTAGGTGTTGAAAGGAATATTGCCTTCCCTTTATAATCTGTCAGGGTTGGTCTGATGCTATTCTGCCATCCTGATTCAAGGTCAGGGATAAAGGATGCTTCATCTATGATAACCAAATGAAATTTGCGACCTCTTAAATTATCTAATCGTTCACCTGTAAAGAATTCAATCTGTCCACCATTGGGGAAATCTATTTTAAGGTCTGACTTGTTTTTAGGCAATTCTAGGCTCTCTGTTAGCTTACTGAAGAAAACCTTTGCCAACCCATAAGTAGGGGTAATATAAGCCACTGAATAGCCTTTAACTGCGTATGTGACTGAAAGTATCTGTGATAGTTCTGACTTACCAAATCTTCTGCCACACATCACCACTCTAAAACGCTTGTCGCATTCTAGTATCTTCTGTTGGTTTGCGTGTGGGTTAGGTAAGAATATTTGCATTATAAAATGGTTTTACCATCTACAAAGATAACTTCTATTTTATTATCTGATTTAATATCCATCTGTTCCTTTGGCTTACCATATACCCTAGTCAATAAAGTTTCTATTGAATACAGACTGCCCTTATTCATTGAATTTAAAATAGCCTTACAAATAGTTCTTTCTAATGCAGTTGCTAATACATCATCCTGTATAGATTTAAGTTGTTCTTCATTCATTGCCATTAGATTTTGCATTGTATCGTTAACTTCAGATAACTTATACCCCTGCTCAATAAGTAAGCTAACATACTTTTTAGGTCTGCCATTAGGATTCCCTGACTGACCCTTTACAAATGGTATTAAATGTTCTTTGCTCATTCTGTTTTTGTTCTGTTTATTTATCTAATTTAGACTTAAAATGCTCACAAAGTTTATCCATCTTGCTAACATAATATGTCATAAAATCTTTGAATCCTTCGTTATCTTGTTGATAGGTAACATACAAAATACCCCTTAATCTTTGTGATGGGGTCTTGTTTGTTTCTAGGTCTGTCTTAATGCTATCTATGTTATCTAGTTCATCCTGTTGAAATGGTTCTTCTTTGATGGCTATATAACAGAATCTTTGGTTAAGTTGAAATACCTGTGCTGCATCGTTTGGTGATAGTTCTTGTGTTCCAAATGTTACCTTAATTGTTTTGTCCTTCCTAGAAGTTAAGCCTTCTATCTGTGCAGGTAGTATTATCATCCTAGTTTTTGTTTATGTATATCTTTTAAAAATTCTATAAATTGTTTCTTGTCTCCGTATTGTAAATGATGCTCTCTGCATAGTGCCATAAGATTATCTATTGTGTCTGCTTTCTTTGTTCCGCCCATTCCCCTTGCTTCTATGTGGTGAATGTCAACTGCCCTTGCTCCACAAGTTTCACAAGGTATAAAATCCTCTCCTGTGTAATCAAAATGGTTTAGATATACTTTAGTGTGATTTTTTATTTTTTATCTATTTGTTTTAACTTATTAATTGCCCACTCAACACCTGAAGTGCCACCCCACGCATCCCACATTAAACCGCCACAACCTTCTGAATATGGAACATCTTTATTTTGTTGCTGCCTTTTAAATGATGCCATCCTAGCAATAGTATCCCTAGATATATTTTCTTTATTAGCTAATTGGTTTGCCCTTGCTTTGCCTACTGCAGTTCCACAATCACCCCATCCATTTTCTTCTGCCCATTTCAATGCTCTCTTTGCATTATTACTAGCTGATTCAGGATAGTCATTATAAGTTTCTTCAAACTCAAACTTTACCCCCCTTGCTTTTGGTAATGCGTTTACTTGAGTAATTACATCAGGGTTATTATCTGTATGTATTTCAATGCCAAGTGAATCTATTTTTTTAACCTTTTCTCTATTTGAACCTGTTGCATAAACTCTATCACTAGGTATATGTAATTGACTAGCTACATTAAGCATACCTGATTTATCGTTTCTAGCTGAAATTATATAAACTATATTTCCTGCTTGATAATCTCTTAATGCTTTTTCTTTACCTGCATCTGTACTTAATACACCATCGTAGTCATAGCTAACCTTTTTACCTGCCATCTTACCACTTGCTAAAATAGCTGCCCATACTTGAGCAGCCTTTTCTTGTGTATCATAAATACAACTTCCTGTACCTATTCTATATTTTCCGTTTGAACATTTATATATTGGCATTGCCTATCAATTTATTATAAATAGCAAAACGCTTGTTATTTATTTTGTCAAAGTTAAACTCCCTGTCGCAAAACTCAAATAGGTTCTGCCCATATTCTATCCTAGCTGCTTCATCAAATGTTAATAGTTTAATCCATTTGTACCAATCAGTTTGTTTATTTACATAGCAAACAGGCATATTCTTATATGGATGGACATTGCTAACTATGGCAGGGTTTTTCTTTGCAGCAGTTTCTAATACTTTTAAATTAGATTTCATTGAACCAAACTTATTATCTACTAAAGGAATTATACTTATATCAGAATCGGCATAAGCACCCATATACTTTGTAATTTCTGCGTAGTCATATATGGTAGGGTTTAACTTTAATCCGTTTGTAAATACTCCTATCATTCTATCCCACAAATGTTTTTCACCTAGATTATATCCTGCAATAACTGTTCTTACAGGGAAGTTAATTTTTTTCATTGGTTGCCTTAATATATCTAAATCAACTGTATGTGTTCCTGAACCTGACCAAAACAACCTAACCATATCTGATTCAATCTTATTATCTTGGAATTGCTCTTTGCCATAAGGTAAAGCGTTAGGAAGTATTTCTACATTAGGATTATATATTGCTATTTCTTCTGCTAATCTTTCGTGTGTACAGGTACAAAGGTCTGCAATCCTAATAAAATCTATAATGCGTTGTGTTACATCACTATTTTGGTATCGCTCATATAAAATATGTGATGGTGGTAAAATCCAATAGTCATCATTATCTACTACCAACTTAAAGTTATGTCTTTTTCGCATAGCCTCAAGCATACTTATTTCAGTATGTGCTAGAAATCTATTGAATATTACTATGTCATAATTGTTATCAAATACTGCTTCATTAATTGTATCTGTAATCATACAATAGTCTTTCTGCATATTAACCAATGGCATCATTATTCTATGATAACCTACACCACTAAACTTACTTGTAATTGCTAGTATTCTCATAATGGAAGGTAATATGTTTTGCTGCCATTTGAATAGTTAGCTACATTGCTAGTATGTAATTCCCAAGTACTTTTAACTAATTCATTTTTATTATAACCATAAGCATCTATACCATTCTGTTCTATATGAGTTGCTTTACCTGAACGAATGTATTTAGTATATAAACCTGATGCCCTAACTCGTGTACAATAGTCTAGGTCAATTGCTCCGTATGGGTCAAGTGCAGTATTAAACGCACCTACATTTTTTATAACTTCTTTGCTTATTGTAAAGTTACCTATTATATCTGTAGTATCATCAAATCCACCAACTAAAGGAAATGCACAAATGCCTATTGTTTTATCCTGCATAAATTCATTTCTATCTTTTAACCAATTATCAGGTTCAATTATATCATTAGCTAATAAAGTTACATATTGAATATGGCTTAAATCTATTTTATTTAAACCTACATTAATAGCATTAGCTATACCTTTCTCATTAACTATAACAACTTGTTCTACATTGATACCTGCATTCATTAAGTTAATACCTAATGTTTTAACATTATTATTTTGATAGTTTAAATAGATTACTGCGTTCATTTGATTATATTTTGTCCTAAAGATTTAGCAGGTACACCTGCATATTTTGTATATGGTTCTGATTCACCTTTAAAAAAAGCACTTGCTCCTATCATACAACCTACTTTAATTTGGCTATATTGATGCAATACTGCGTTTAATCCTATGTTAGACTTTTCGCCTATTGTAGAGTGCCCACCAATTTTAGCACCACAACTTATTGTAACATTATTATTTATAGTGCAATCGTGTCCTATGTGTGCGTGTTTCATAATAAAACAATTGTCACCTATATAAGTAGTTTGTTCTGTACCTGCATCAATTGTAACTAATCCTGTAATTATATTGTTATTCCCAATTATAACTTTACCCTTTGGCTTATCCCAAAATCCCTTATGCTCTGCTATATCACCTATAATACTATAAGCACCTATGTAATTGTTATCACCTAGTATAACATTCTTACCTATTATTGCAGTTGGATGAATATTATTTGCCATTCTTTTTCTTTTTAGTTTTTTTAATTATAACTTGTTCAGGTTCAATTACTTCACTTTTTTCACTTTTTTCACTAATTGGCAAAGCTATATAGTATGCGTATAATTTTAATATCATTTGCATCCTACAATCACCACACCAAATAGTAAGTATAAAAGTAGGATTAAGATATAACCTATAAATATGCTCATACATTTTAAGCACAGGCAAATCTAGGTTTCTTACATAACCACTTGAAGCAGTTTCGTAATTGTTATAGTGTTCCTTTAAAAACTCCCTGTGTTCTAGTTCCATATCTTATACATTAATGTTTCAATAATTGCACCTAGATAACCTGATATAAATAATACACTTGTTATATCTAAAACTAATTTAGGTGAGAAATATAATACGACTCCAACCCACGCAGCCAAACAACTTCCGCAACTGAAAGGCTTGAAGTTGATTCTCCATTTACGGTGTAGGTTGTGTATAGAATTAAAAAATAATGATGCACAGACACTTGTTATAATAATTTGAATCATTTCCTAATATGTTTTTTTAGTTCGTTTTTAGTTTGTTTCAAAGTTCTTATAATTGACATATAAGGTATTCCTGTCTTTCTGCTTAATTCTTTTGCGTTCTTATTAAATTCAAATGTGTACAGGTTTAATATTTCTTTTTGATACCAATGCAGTTTTTCAATACCTTTTTCCATAATATCTATAATACTATTTTGCTCCACTTCAACTTGTTCATTATCTTCATATTCTGTATAGTTCCTGTACTTTTTCCAAAATTGGCTTCTGTCTGATTTAATCATATTAAGCATAGTTCTTACTATATAAAATCTTATTTCCCCTCTTTTATATAAGCCAAATAACTTTTCATCATCCATTTCCAACAATACCACAAACACTTCTACCTTCAAATCATACTGCAAATCTTCAGGTTGCATTTTTGCAAATGCCTGATTTACTTCATCATTAAGCCAATATTGCTCTATAATTTTATTTTTGTCCATTCAACTAAAGCAGGTTTGTTATCTACTTCAGTACAAATATAGACTAAACTTCCACATTTCCAACAATCTGTAAATCTTTCAATTTGTTGTTTACTTAATTTGTCACCTAGTTTTTTAACTTCTACCATAACATATTTACCTTCTTCGTTATAACCTTGCAGGTCTGCCCATCCCTTTTCTATCGTTCCTTTTCTTCTGCCATAAGGTATATTGTTAACTCTATTTAGTCTTACACCAATATAACCTAAATTTAACTTTGCCCATTTTGTAAGTTGGTTTGCCGATATATCCATTATATTTTTTTTAATTCCTGATGAACTTCATACCAAAAACCTGATAAAATACCTCTACTTGTTAATTCATCAATAATCTCATCTACTGTAATTAATGCACATAGTTTAGCTTGTAAAATTTTTATAGTTATATATCCTTCATATTCACTTCCTATTTCAAATTTTAAATCACTGTATCTTTTTATTAATTCTTTTGATTTTTCTTTTGGTGTCATAATTATTTGTTTACAAAATTAATTAATTTTTCATAAAATTCTTTTGTGAATAAAAGCCTGTCTTTATTATTATTTAAATCAGGTATAGATAAATAGCAGTCTTTAAAATTATTTGTATAGCACCACTTTACAACTCCGTAATGTGTGTACCTAACTTGATAGGTTTTCAAAATATTTGACAAGAGCTAATTTTTTACATTGTGTATCTACAAAATTTTCATCCTTAATTCTTTTATTAAATTCTTTAGCATCTGCACCATACATTTTCTGTAATCTTTGTGCATTATCTTGTCTAACTATCTTAACAATTTGAAGCATTTCGCTAGGATGAAATTTTAATTTTTCCTGTTTTATTAAAATATCAAATACCTTTTCTGCATTAAATACCCTGTTAAAGTCATTTCTAGCCGATTCTAGCCATTCTTTCTGTGTAAATGATACTATCTGTTCATCTGTTAATTTTGGCTGCTCTAATTCTTTTACAATAGGTTTTGCTATTTTTCTTACTTCATTAGCTTTTTTAGTATAAGCTACCATCACCTGACCAATAAACTTTGGGGAAAACTTTTCATAGTGTTCTGTACTGCAATCTAATTTACCCTGAACTGCCATTTTAAAAGCTATCCTAAATTCTTGTATTGTATACAATGGGTAGCTAGTTCTAATAAAATCTTCTATAATTGCCATTTCTTCTTTAGCAGGATAGTTTTTAAACCCTAACAAAGTAAAGATGTAAGCTAAATTTTCCCTTAATGTAATTGGTGAAACTAGATTTAGTTTATCTCCATTAAAAGAATTTAATATTTCATTATCAACTATGTACCCACTCTTTAAGGGTTGCCATTCGTTGCTCACTTGTAGTGCCTGTGCTAAATGTTTTTGAATTTCCATATCTTAATTTGTTTTTTATCCAAGTATTTACTCTGCGTTTTACATCAAAAAATTTTTCTAGTTCATATCGTGTTTTACCATTCTTATCAGGTTCACACCAATATTCAATAAATTCATCATAAGATTCACCTAGTATTTCTTTGTATTCATTTATATTATTTAAAAATAAATCTTTATTATATACTTTAGTTTCTTTTTCTTTTATTTCCTTTTCTTTTCTTTTCTTTGCATTGCCCTCCACAATAGCCTCCCCAATAGCCTCCCCATTTTTCCATCTAGAAATTGCTCCATTCTTACCACTTTCACTTAATTTTGCCCTTAATCCTAAATGGTCATTAAGTCTTTCAGACCAAAACTCACCTTCATTAATACTAAATAAATCAAACTGCATTATAACTCCTTTGACTTTGATGTCAGTAGATTGCATCTGCATAGCTAGTACAGGTATTAATTCAAGTGGTAATTTACCACCTGCATCTGCTAGTCTTTCAATTATAAACCAATAGATACCATAACCTTCCATCCCTAGTTGATGCCTTAAAAAAAGCACCTTTGTATCATTAGCCGCATTATAATCGTGGCTAAAATAATAAGATTTGTTTTTCATAATAAAAATAGGGTTTGGAATTCCTGCTAGTCGCATTAGCAGTTCATCCTCCCCCTAATATTGTTCTTAAACTATATGCGACATAGTTGTTAGTTAATTTTGAACAAAGGTATTAAATTTCTTGATTTCATTTTCAATTTCATCAATTTTATTTTTATACCATTCTTCAGTTGTAATTAAATCTCTAGCAGTAGAAACATTATAAAGTACTGTTGTATGGTCTTTAACTCCTATATATGGAGCAATTTCCTTTAGTGATAGTGAAGTATGTTTCTTTAATACATAGGCTGCTGCCTTCCTAGCAAATACAGTATTCTGCATTCTATTCTTTGCAAGTACTTCTGTATCAAAAACATCCTCAACTAATCCAACTAACTTTTTCATTGTAACCCTGTTATTGCTTCTATTCGTTTCATCTCTTTCTATAATATTATATGCAACTAAAGTACTTTTTAATTTTTTTAAATTACTTTTTTGTGCTAAATAATAATCAAGAATATTGGATTCTATTGTTTGCATATTAAAATGGTAAATCCGTTTTAGGTTTAAAATTGTCCTCATAAATTTGATAATCAGGATGCTTTGATTCTGTCTTGTATGTATTAACCCACATTGAATATTTCTTATCTTCAATAGTAAAGCTAATAACTTCACCCTTTGCGGTGGTTTTTTTCCAAGCACCATACTTCTTTTTTACTTCGTTTTCCATTATTTTTTATTTTTTATAAGTGAATACTGTGCAACATATTTTGTGTTGCGTGATGTTCCTACATTAACTATATCTGTTTTAATGTTGTGTCCTTCATCACGAAGGTTAAAAATTAATGCAGCTAGTCTTAATGTACCATACTTTTTTAATGCTACTAATGGTGTTAGCGGTTGACTTTTAAGGTGGTTAAGCACCATAGTTTGTTGACTCATTTTGTCGGTTTTTAATTTTAGAAAAATTGTATTGTTTGTTTAAAGAAATTGCGTTTTCAATTGGTTCATTATTATTATATCTAGTTGATACCTTTAATTGTTTAAACCATTCATTTAATGTTAGTTTATCTTCAGGCAAAGCTATTCTGCTTATTTTTATTCCCCAAATATTTTCCATAGTTATTTGTTTTGATTTTGGTTAATACTTCTTAATGCCTTTTCATATTGCTCTAATGTAGTTATAGCACTAATTTTAATTGCTACTTTTTGTTTCATAGTTTCATCCCAAGTAGTATTTTCTAATAAAGTAATTAACTCCATTCTTTTAACTTCACCTACTTCATCCTTATGCTCATTTGTAGCATCACTATCTTTTGTATCATCAATAGCAAATAATCCATTGAGTGCATACTTCCTAGCGTAGCTTGATGCACTACCTGTAATCTGTGCTGCATCCATTCCCTTTTTTACTTCTTCTTCTCGTGCCCAACCATTAACACTTATTACATCATCAGTAGCATCTAATAGTGTTGCAGTAGCTTTAATATAGATTCTGTCTCCTACTTGTACTACTTCATCACTTACTACTAATGCAGTACCATATTTGTTTAATATGGGTTTGACTGCTTCAATAATATCTTCAGCACTTCTGTACTTGTACTTACCAAAGTTGTTTGTTTGATTCTTTGGTGCTTTTAATTCTGCTTGAATTTTTACTAGGTTCATAGTTTGTTTTTTTTATTTATTAATTTTCAAAGTTTTCAAATTGTTCTGTTCTGTCTGATAATGGTATATAATTATTATACGATATTGGTTTTGCAGTTGGGTATGTTACTCTGTAATAGTCACCAAATTCTTTTCTTGCTTCTTGATACTTTTTATAGTATTCAGCATTATGAAATTGATAACAACTTTCATACTTCCATCTCCAATAATCAAGATTAAATCCTAATTGATTTAATTTTTCATCAGGTGTAGGTGCGTGTCTCATATTATATTTGATTTATTCCGTTAGCAAAATCAATTACTGCTTTAATAGTTATTGCAGTTGTACATTGTTTATCTTCCATAGCCTCGTATTGTCTTACAAGTGCCTCAATAAACTTTTCAAATTTTTCTGTCTGTGTCATAGGTTTGTTTTTTAATTAATTAATGCGTGTTTAAATTTTCTAATCATAGCATCAAATGCTTTGTTAGTTTTTTTGATTTCTAATTTTTCTTCTTTTGTTAATTTTTGTTTCATAGTTTTTATATTTTATTTTTATTATTCAGCGTGAACATATTCAAGGTCAATAGTTAATTTTTCAATTTGCTTTTGCACATTTTCAAAATTAAATTTACCTAATGGCAAACCCATATAAGGTTCTATTTCATACCCCATATTTACCATTAACTCAAGCATCTTTGCTAATAATTTTTTCTTTTCTATTGGTGTTAATTTTTTCATAGTTTATTTTTAATTTGGAATACAATATACATTTCCATAAGCAGAGTTTTGCCATTCCCACCATAGATTATGTTTATCTAATAAGTCATTTAATTTTTGACTTCCAAAACTTAAATTCATATCCCAATAGTTTAACCACAATTCTGCATTAGGTTCTTCGGCATCTATCCAAAAAACTCCACGAGAATCATCATACCATTCTTTAACAGGACATCCTAATTTCTTTAATTCATTAAAACATTTTTTTGCATTACTTTTCATAGTTTTTGTTTTTGTTATATAGCAAATCTACAGAGTTTAAACATACTATCCTAATATTATACCCATTATTTTTTATTATTTGATGAACGGTAAATATCAGGGATGAACGGTATTACCCTATATTTTGTCCGATATTTTGTCCGGACAGAAAACCGGACATACTAAAAAATTTAGTATTTACCGCTTATCCTTATATATTACCGCTTGTGTAATAAATTTGGATATGTCGTTAATAAGTTGTATATTGTATTATAATTAAGAAATTAATTATGGTCTTTGATATTAACCAAAAACAAGTGAGACACACTTAAAACTGTAAGACTATTTATGAGTCAGTATTTTACATTTGTTGAAAAAGCAAACCCAATTGTAAAGTTTAAAAAAGACATTGAAAGTTACAAGTACCCTGTATATTATATATGGTGGTGCGATGAACAAGGCAATGAATTAAAAGGTGGTATTGAAAATGGCTACCTGTATTTTTTAGCTACACCTGATGAACTTAAATTGCAGAAAATAAAATACACTAAACTAGGTTATGATGTAGCAGTTTACAATAAGTAAACTATGCAGGGGTGCGACTGCTTAACGCACTTATATACTACCATCTTGAAGGGGTAAATCTATAGTATCATCTATCTTTCGGTAACCTTCCTTCCATAAAACTTTGGTTATAAGAACACTCTTACGAATAATAGTTTGTTCACTATCCTTTGGATTTGTCAAGTGCATCAGTTCGTGGATTAAAACCTCCATCATTTTTCTACCCTTTAACCTTTCATCAATCTCAATAACCCCATCACTTGATGAAATGCCATAAGCCTGTTCTTTACCTAGTTTACGATATATGATTGTAATCTTCACGACTTTAATAATGCTTCATCAGGTCTGTCAATCTCTTTAACTTGTATTCTTTCACCGCCTCTTATCTTGGCTAACATTTTTGTGATTTGACTTTCAACTGCATAGTATTCCTGCAGTCTATTAACTAGCCATAATTCCTGTTCGGTTAAACTCCATTTGTTAAAACCCTTTGGCATTTTCATCTTGTTTAGTTTTTATAATTTTTTTTAAATAGATTGATAAATCTAATGCCTCCTCGTATGCGTGTTGCAACCATTCCTGTTCAGTCAAATCCTTTCTATCCATAGTTGTTCCATACTCCATACGACCCTTTTCTTCTCTATATAGCAAATCATCTATAATTGAATATAATAGTTTACTCATTATTTATCTGTTTTTGAATGTATTTTATTACAAGTTTTACAAATATATTGTATCTTCTTTACCCCTGATGCAGTTGTTCTTCTATTATTTATAATAAGGTCATCACTTCCACATTCAGGACAGCTACCTTTATCCTGCCCAAAGATAACACCATAATGTGTTTTAGCAGGTATATGATTGTTTAATGCTTTATGTACTTTTTCTAATAATACGACATCCTGAATGCAATAATCTATCATTGTATTCATTGCAGTCTTATCATTCTTCATCATTATGTCCTTCCACAAATCAAAGTTGGTATGGTTCTTTTGTCCTAACCCTAAAAACTTACCTATGTAATCAAGCCTGTTTGAATTAAATCTAAATTTAGACCTAGCAACTTTTAAAGTATCTATTGTATTGTATGTAGGGAACATTTGTATGTTATGAAATAAACATCTCGTTCTAATCCACGACAAATCAAACTTATCTCCATTATGTCCTACTAATTCATCTGCAGTATTTGCAACCTTAATAAAATCCTGTAATAGTTTTTTATCGCATTGCTTCTTATCCCATTGAAGATAATATACATCTTTATCTTCTTCCCACTTATAGCAGATACAAATAACTGCTCGTTCTTTAATTATGTTCTCTGTACCTATTTGTAATTTGTAACCTGACTGCCAAAATAAACCAATGTTTGCAGATACTTCAATATCAAAGTATAGCCTTCTCCGTTTTGTTTGTAGCATAATATTTTTTGTAGTGTGTAGTTCCTAATGTTTTATATGCTATTAAAACCTCCTTTCTGAACCTATTTGAATATGAACAATGAACCCAATCAGGGTTTGTATCATTGCCTAATTCCCAAATAAGTTGGTCAAATGGAAGTTTATCTTTTATGAAATGAAATATTTCTGCATTGGTTACACCATAGGTTGTGCCATCCATATCTATATCTATTGCCTGACCAAACGAGTGCTGCGAAGTATTAGCACCCCCTATTTTAGCATTTAATTCTTTAGACCTATATCCACTTGAAATAAGTATAGGGCATCTAAAATTGGCTCTAATAGGCTCAAATATGTTTTCAGCTAGTTCTTTTAAATTAGCTATGTGTTCAGGTGGTGGCATATTAGTAATGCCATTACGCTTTGCAGATTCACTACGAATTAATTCTGCTAATGTTAAATGTTCTGAAATTTGCATATAACTCTTTTAATTATTGCTATACCTATTAAAATGCCTAATAATGCCCAAAATCGCCACATCCACTTGTTGCTAGTCTCTTTATTGATTTGTGAATTAACCTTGTAAAAACGCACCGAATCAAGCAATATGCCTACTCTACGAGTATCTACTATATAACCTGTGTGAATTTGGTTAACCTTAATAGTCTTAACTATGGTTTTACCTGCTTCTTTAATGGTTATGTATTCTTTGTCGTTAAGAGTAATTGTATCTCTTTGATAGTTAGTAATGGTATCAACAAGTAATGTAGTGTCATATTTTGTAATTATTGTTGTGTCATTAGCACAGGGTCTAGTCTTTTCTAGCTGCCTAAATACTCGTTCACTACTTTCAATATTGTTTAATACTGTGCGTTCAGCCTTTTTAATTGGATTGCACCCTAGCATAAACAATGCCAAGATTAATATTTTATTTGCCATAGCGTGTATCGTGTGGATTTAGATAGTTTATAATGATAGGCAAAAGTGAGATTATTCCTGCATTCAGGCAATCTTTTAATGTTATAAAATAAATATCCCCCTTGCTCATAATCATAGTTAGGATAGCAGATATGAATATTTTTACCCACGAGCCATAAATACTATTTAGGAACTTCATCATTTTTAATTCTTTTAGTTGCTTTGTAATAATAACGAATTGCAAAGATACCTGAAATGATAGCAGTCAAACCTGCTAACAATGTTACAAATGGTTGTACCTGTGTTAGTGTTAATGATGCTGCGGTTAAGCTAATGCCTGTGTTAACGAGTGCCTGACTGCTATCTTGTGCCATTACAATTCTTCTTCTTCTTCTTTAATAAATGTGATACCATTTGTCCAATTTTCTAGGAATGTAAAATTCTCAAGACCATTAGGATTTAAAACTTCAATAGGTTTAAAGTCAAACTCCTTGTTGTTTAAATCCTTAACTTGTTCAGTTAATTTCTTAATAGCCTCTTTAGTAAAGCGATATTCACCTTTTTCATTAAGCACTAAACAATCTTTGTCATCTACTTGAGCATTGTCTAATCTTAATTCCTCAACTTTAGCTTGGTAATCTTCGTAATGGGTTTTAACCTTCTCGTAGATTTTAAATAGCTTCTTTTGAGTCTTTGTTTCCTGTGAACCAATAACCGCATTAATTGATGCGACTAGGGTGTTGAGTTGTTGATATTTCATTTGATTGATTTTTTACAAATATAAGATTAAATACTATTTGTTGGCTCAACTACTTCAGGCACAGGTGGAACATAATCGCCTATGATTGTAAGGTTAAGTTGGTCTTTAGATGCTGCCCAATCCCAAGCATACTCATCATTGTTACCCCAAGCAGTATAAGCATCACCATTCATTGCCAAACCGCCTTGTGCTACAATAGCTAAATTATCATCTAGTAATGAATATGAAAATAACGCAGAT